CTTTCGCTCGCCAGTTGTCATGGCTTACACTCGCAGAATGTTGCCGTAGTTGCGTTCCGACGCACTCACCGGGCAGTCGGCTGCCCGCGACAGCAGGGCGAACGCGGTGATGTACGTGCCAGCCGACCCATTGCCGACGGTGGCAACAAGATCGATGTATCGTTTGCGCCCACGCAAATCGACCTCGAACGTAAAGCATTTGTCGTCGTCGTCTGCTGTTGGCAAGGCACTTGTCGTGCCAGCAATTCCGGCAGACGTGCCATAGATAAGCCCGGTGATGTCGGCCGCTCCGCTCATGCCCGAGTTGTCGGACTCTTGTAGCTTGAGCGCCGTCATGGCGATGTCGGTCGCCCCGAGCACCACCATCACTCGCAAGTAAGCGAATCCGGCAGTGTCAATGGTCGCAGTCGTCAAGCTGGCGTTATCGACGATCGCGCCCGGCGGCGTGATCGGCACGAATTTGTCATGTTGTGCAGCGTTCATTTTTGGCTCCGTTTTGTATCGCGTAAAATCTCGTTATGCATCGCACAAAATGCCGCGATGCATCGCATCATCGCGGCTTGGTTGTCATGGCCTACTAGCTGCCAGGCGTGGCAAGCATCACGATCGACCCGGACTCGCTCGCGGTACCCTTTTCATGGACCACGATGTCCAGCCGCTCGGTTCCCAGCACCGCAATTTGCTGAGTGAGGAACTTCACCTCGCGCGAGACGTCGAGCGTCACGCCGCGCCGGTCGCCGAACTTGACGCCCTGGCGCAGGTTTCCGAAATACACCAAGCCTTCAGTCGATGCCTGGTCCGTCAGCACCTTGTTCATGACCTCGACAAACACGACCGGATAGCCCAAGAACTGTACTTGCGACGCACCGGCTGCAAGCTCCCGCGTGGTGTTGCCGCCGGCCGCCGCAGCCAGTCGCAACATCGACATAGCCCAGCCGGATCGGTGGATGTACCACGACGGCCCGCCGTTCATGAATGCGTAGCTGGGAAGCTTGGCGATCATGCCCTCGAAGTCTTCCAGGTCGAGCGTCCCATATCGCAGATTGCCCGCGATTGCCGTGTAGGTCGCACCAGCGGCCAGCGATTCCTTGATGCCGACGATGCCGCCGTAGCTCGACGTGCCGTCGCCATTGAATGCCGCGTTGTCTTCGCTGTAGGCCATGGCGAGAGCCATTTCCTGCGCGATTAAGTTGCCTACGGCAATCGCGGAATCCTCGTCCACGTCGCGGCTGTAGTAGCTGAGAGCGCCCAGCTTTTTCGCGACCAGCTTTACGAGGTCAAGCGTCGGCGTGCCTTCGGTCGGCGTGCCGGTCTCGCCCAGCCAGTAGCCAGTGACCCCGCCCGACCGCTTTGGCGTGTCTTTGACGTCACGCGCCATTGGCACCACTTCGGCGGCACGACGAATGACGCCGTATTCGTTGACCAGCCGAATCAGATTCGCTTCGTATTCGCTTGGGATGAGGAAGCCGCCGTCCGAGTCGCTCCCGCCACTCATCGCATTGCGGAAGTCGATGCCGAGCGTATCTTGGCACCACTCTTGGGACGATTGGCGGCCACAAACGGCCATCACCAAACGACCGAATCCGTAGGCTTGCTGCTCCGCGTCGGCCCCGAGGAACGCGGTGACGGGTGCCCTCGCCTTCGCTCGCGCCGGAACCTTAATCCGCGAAAAGATTGACGACGAATCGGCGACTCCGGCCTGCTCGTGATGCACTCCACCGGGCACCATGCGAGCGGCACGGGCGGCCGACAATTCGCGCTCAAACGACTCGGCTTGGGCCTTGGCGGCCTTCAGTTTCGCAAGCTTGCCGCTAACTCCATCGTCGCCGATCAACTCCGCGATTCGGGCCGTCTCTTCGGCTTTCGCTTCCCGCCCTTCTTTTTCGATGCTTGCGTTGATGGCAACAACTTCGTCGAGGATGCCATTGATCTGCTCCTGTAACTGCTGCGATTTCATCCCGGCTACTCCTGTGTGACTGGCCGGGATGCCAACGAAAAAACGGCACGACCCGGCATTCGTGGTGAATGCTGAATCGCGCCGCTAACAAGAGGCTCGATTGATTTTTGCCGCGCCGGCTAACAAGACGCCGCGACCCAATGACTATACGCTATCGGACCGACGCAATCAACATGCCCGCGCAATCGCCAGCCGCCGACCGATCGACGCCGCCGCCACCCGGGGCGACACCGCCGATGCCGCGACCAGTAGTTCGGGCGGAGTTTTCGCGAACATGCCGTCGCGGATCGCCGCTTTGGCGGTTGTCGCCTTGCCGATGGCATCCGCGAATCCAAGCTCGACCGCCTGCGACGCATCGAGCCACGTTTCCGCCACCATCATGTCGCGGATCTTGTCAGCGGATTGCCCTGTCCGTTCGACGTACTGATTCACAAGCTGTTCGTCGATTTTCCGTAGCACGGACGCCGCTTTTTCGTGGTCGCTAGCGTTGCCTAGCGTCCCGCCCCATGCGTTGTGAATCATCACCATGGCATTCTTCGCGATCTCGATTCGCGATCCTGCCATCGCCACGAACGACGCCGCCGAGGCTGCTAGTGCGTCGATCTGCACGATGACGCCCGGCGTATGGCGAGACAAAGCGGTAAACATCGCCTGCCCCTCGAACACACTTCCGCCTGGCGAGTTGATTCGCACGACCACCGGTTCGCTTCCCGCTTCGCGCAGTTGCTCGACCATCCATTTGCCATCAAGAAGTCCGTAGTAACCCGGACCGATCTCGTCGTACAGCAGAATCTCTCGCATATCACACGCTCCCCGCGACGATCGCCGTCGCTAGTTGGTTCGCTCGCTCAGTCCACATAGCACACTCTTGGCGGACAACTTCCGTAAGGTTGGCATTGCCTCGCCCGACGACGGCATTTAGTAGGCGATACTGACTGTCAGCTATCCATTGCGTCGCTAGCGACTCATGCCCATCGCACTCGGCGACCGCGTTGTGAACGCGATCCGACCACGTTGCGTAAAACTCTTCCAGCCACTTCACAAAGTCGGCGTGCGTTGCCGCAGCCTGCTCGACCCTCGTCACCTCTGTTTTGACCATCCAATTGATGCGGGCCGCGACCACCTTCCGCAGTCTCGCGGCCAGCGCCGGTTCGTCTGTGTCCATCTCGCCATTGTCGCTATCGTCGTCGCGTTGGGGCGATGGTTGGGCTGGCGCGGCTTGCGTCGTCGTGATCGCTGGGTTGTCATACGAGTCGCCTCCGTCGTCGTCCCGCTCGTTCATGTCTTCGAGTTCGCGCACTTCATTGGCCGACAAAACGCCGATCTGCCTCGCGATTTGATACACCTTATAGCGGTCGGCCGTTGTGCCTTTTAGTAGTGCCGCCGTCACGAATTTGAAATAGTATTCGTCCGAGTCATATTGAGTGGACGTCAGCAGTTTGGCCGCGCACTCTTCCTCCCATCGCACCATCCAGCGTTGCAGGCAATTGTTGATGTAGGCCTGGTTTTTCATTTCCAAGCTGTTGTAGCTCACAGAACTGTCATCGCCGAGCATCTGTTCGACACAGAACAAAAGCCCGATGTCCTGCCGCGAAAACTTCCGCGACTCGATGGCCTGCGCTTCGCTATTGGTTTGGCTGATCTGCTCGACCGCAAGCCCTTCGCGAATCAACCCAACCTTGTCGGCGTTCTCGCTGCCCGAATGGAATTCGTTAAAGCGGTCGATAAACGCCTTCGCGTCTTGTTCGTTGCGGAATGCGCCCGGCGGTGCTTTCAGCAGGAACTTCAGCCTAGCACCGTTCTTCTCGCTCATCACTGCCCGCGTCTGCTGAGCAATGGCAAGCCCGAGAGCCTGCTTAGCCGCCTCGATGACGCCCAGTCCCGCGAATCCGTCGTCGGATAGGCCCATGATGTGCAGACAGTCGGCATCGGCAATGCGGGCCTCTGGATCGTCGATGCGCACATGCCATTTACGGGCAGGGACGTTTTGCCCTGCGATTGTTCGGCCAGGTTCGACGACGATCGCCCACGCATCCGGCCGCATCAGGATTAGTTCGCTTGGTTCGCCGCGCCCATTGCGAACGATCGCGGATCGGCCGTCGCCATGCAGCAAGGCGTGATGTTGCATGGTCTCGCGCCACGCCGAGGCTGTCATTAGCGCATTCGGCCGCCGACGGACAAGCCAATAAGCCGGATGCAATCGAGCAATCTCCGCGTCTTCGTCGTCGGGCCGGTAGTACAGGTTAAGCGGCAGCGAGCCAATGTGACCGCAGATTTTATTGAGGCTATACCATGCGGCTGGCATTCCGCGAACGCTGCCCGCGTTGACCGTTACACCAAGCTCTTGCGACTCAGCCCCGAACGCCTCGCGAATCCACTTTTGGAGCGCCGAGGAACCGGCCGAAATGTTCTGCGCGTCAATCATTCTCGGCCCTCTAGAAAACAACCATTGAACCGGTCGGCTTGCGTGCCGCGTACATGCACTCGCTAAACGCCATCAGCATCGCGACCATGCCGTCAACCTTGTGCTTTTCGTCGCCCTTGCATGGCATTACATGATCTTTGTGATTGCGATAGAGCGCCATGTTTTTCGCCTGCCATTCTAGCACCGGATCACCGCCATGATGGATGATACCCGCGTCGAGTGAATCAAGGAATCGCGTGGTCGGCTCGTGGTAATAAAACGGGGCCTGCGTGAACTTGAACACCGGCAGCCCGTGCTCCTCTTGCAGCGACTGGCCAAACGACGCCGCGAAAGCCGGATCGAACGCCCACGACTCGATCTGATATCGCTTGGCGGCTTCAATCACCCATTGTTTCACGGCCCCATAATCCACTGCCGAGCCATGGCACACGGTCAGCAGTCCGCGATTGGCCCAGCCACGGAATGGCTCGTAATCCGGGCGGAATTTGCCCTCGTCGCAACACCAGCAGTGAGTGACGATCTGATATTTGACCGGTCGGCGACCATCGGCGTCTTCGGCGTATTCGGGGAACACCATCGCCGCCGCGCACCAGTCGTTAGACCGGCCCAGGTCAATGCCACCGTGCCCGTAAGCACCGTCGCCGACAATCACCGGCTGATTGCCTTTTCGCCAGCGGATCGCGGTGATTGGCTTGTCCTCCTTTTCCGCCTTGCGATTGCAGTTATATCGCACGAACGCCCCGTATTTTTCGGGCCGCTTGCTGGCGACTTCCGCTTCGCTTCGCAGATATTCGACCTTCGCGGAAACGCCTAGGTTTGGATTGGCTTTTTCCCAACAGCTTTCGTCGAACGGGTCGTCTTCATCGTCGATGCGAGCAATGTAAGCGAATAGTTCGTCGTCGTACACTTCGCCGCTGGCGACCGCTTCGACGGCATGACATGCGGCCGCGTCCTCTTGCAGCCAGATGATTGAATCATCGCTGCCGGCGGTCGTGATCATCAACAGCAGCGGCTGGCGGCGAGCGGCTCCACCGGTCTCCATCTTTTCCTTTGATTCACGCTGTCGCTCTGTCCATGCGTGTAGCTCATCCTCGATGACACAATGCGGGTTGAGTCCGTCTTTCTGGCTGTCAGCCCCGAGCGGTTGAAACTTGGAATTTTGGGCGACATACCAAATCGTATGCGGCGCTTTGCGGATCTTCGATCGGCTATTGAGCGCTGGCGATGCCGTCACCATGCGCACGGCGTCCTCGTAGCAGATGGCGGCTTGCTCTTTTTTCGTTGCGACGACATACACTTCCGCGCCCGGCTCGTTGGGTTCGTCGAAGTATTGGCACAGGATGCCGACGCCAGCCCCGAGGGTTGTCTTGCCGTTTTTTCTTGCGACGGTGACATAGGCGCGTCGGAATCGCCGCAGTCCGTCGGCCTTGCGACGCCAGCCGAACAAGCTCCAGATGATGAATTGCTGCCAGTCCGATAAGTGAAACGGCTGGCCGGCCCATTGGCCCTTATAGTGGCGTAAGACCTTCGGGAAAAAGCTGCACGCCCTGTGTGCGATGTCTTCATCGAAGTAAAACCCGCGTTCGCCAGCTTTTTGCAAATCCGCTAGATGCCGCTCGACCGCCAGTCGCACCCACTTGGATGTGACAACGCGACCGCTCGTCACCGCCTCGCAGTAGGCGACTACGTTGTCTTTCGGTTTTGCTGGCGTTGTGGCAATCATGCTGTCTCTCGCCTCAGTGCCAATAGATCGTCCTCCGGCGCGTCGGCTGCCGCCCCTCGCAGCCGCTGGCGAGCAATTGGAGTTGCTCCGATCGCGCCGGCCATGCTCATAAACGCCCTGGTAGCGGTCCCCGCATTGGCGACGGCCTTGGATTTTTCTCGCTCGTCACATGCCCGCGCGGCGGCCTGTAGCTCGTCTAGCAGCAGGCACCACCAGCGACACATGCCCTCGACTACCGCACGATCCGACTGTCCTAGCGTCTGGGCGAGGGTGTCCGCTGTGTCGATCCACAGTCGCACGCCCTGCGCGGGTAGGTCGGCAGGCGGTTCGCCTAGGTCGCCGACAGGTTCGGCGTACACTCGGTCGCCCATCCGGTCGGCTCGGTACGTGCCGTCGGCGAGGTGTTGTGCTATTGGTTTCGGTGGGGCACCCATAAATTACCGTTTATAAAACGCCTTTTTTTTACGACCAAAATACGCGGTCGGGTTCAACGGCGGTCCCTTGCAAGTTCCCAGCTA